AATATGACTTAACAAAGTAAATACGCTTTAAGCCACCAATTTGGTCTTTACAATCTACTGCTAAACCTTTTGTTAAATTACAAGCCATGTTTATTTATTTTTTAATTATTAATATTCCTTTTAAAAAAAAGGGGTAGTATTTCATACCCCCTAATTTAATTCAATTTAGAATGTAACACCAACAACTCCGTCAGTTCCTATTCCTGTCTGAACTCCAATTCCAAAGTTCATTACAACTCTAATGTTGTCACTACCGTCATATTGGTAAGTTGGAATAATTTGAGCCTCAGTTAGGTCTGTTCCTAAGTTAGTACCAAATACTAGATTGCTTTTGTATGTTGCAACTATACAATCATCAGGCATACCAGGACATCTGTATATTGGGTGACCTAAGTAACTAAGGTTTTCAGGATTTAATGTTAAACCTAACATATTAATACCCTGTCCTGTAGCTACACCTGCTAAATACTGTGCATAGAAACTATACATTTTATTATTCATATAGAATCCAAAACCCTCTTTAAATTCAAGACCTGGATGACTACCTGTTACAGAAGCATATACTGCTGCTAAAGCGTCATCTATATTAGTAGCGTCAGTTGCAGTACCTACACCATTCATTGTAACTTGTGTAAAATCTGCAGTTGCAGAAGCGTTAAGACCTAATTGGTCGAATACACCGTCATCAGAAACAAAACCTGCTCCAAATATTCCTGAAGAATCACCTACCCAAATACCATTTTCTATCTGAGCAGCAGCTTGACCTGCAACAACTTCTAATAAGAAATCAGAAAAGCTATTAGGTAAATCTCCGTTTTGTGTCATATTTTTTCCAACCCAAGTAGGGAAAAGTGTTTTTCTACAAACTTCTCTATTTACTTTTAAATCAGTAACAGTTAATACTCTCTCTCCTAATGTAGTAGTACCTGCGTCAGAAAAGCCACAAGCAGCTCCAACAATAGGGTCAGTAGTTACTAAACTACTAATAACTGCTTTACTTGTTAAACCGTCCATTGTTCTTACATAACCCTTAGCTACTGTGTCATTTGACTTAACTGCAGCAGTTACATAAGGCAATGCTTGTTCACCTGCATAAGTAGTTGCAGGATTAACAGTAACATCAAAATTGTACTGTTTATTTAATTCATTTAATTTCGCCATTTTTTAAAATTTTATTTATTTATTATTAATGTAATATGCTGCTCTTTCAGTTGCAGACATTGTAGCTAAATCAACTTTTTCTACTGATTTAGTATTATTTTCAGGATTGTGAGTAAAACCCTCTGCTCCTGGCTCTTTTTCTAGTTCAACAATTTTAGCTTTTAAGTGTTCTACTTCTTCAACTAAACTGTTTACCATATCTTTAGACATTTCAACTTTTTCATCTTCCTTTACTTCTTCTTCTACTACTTCTTCTGTTTCAACAGACAAACTTTCTTTATCTGCTTTTAAATCTGCAATAGCGTCCTCAAGATTTTTAATTCTTTTTTCCATACCTTTCCAATCTGCAACATCTGCTTCTGAATCGTGTCCTGGCTCGTGTTCCATTTCTTCTTTTTCTTCTTCTGCTTCAACACCCTCTGCCTCTTTTTCTTCACCTAAGTCCAAAATTTTAGAATCTTCATCTACTGTCATTTTAGCACCGTCAGACATTGTGTAAGTTCCTGATGATAATTTAGAAGTTTCACCGTCATCACCAACAACATAAACTTCAGAGCCAATCATAAATTGCTCATCTTCTGTTGCTAGTACTCTACCGTCATCTAAAATCATTTCTGCATACATTTTTGTTTCTTTGCTTTCTTCTTTACTAGAAGATAAAAGCGTTTTGATTTTTTCTAGTGTACTCATTGTTACTTTTTTTTTATAAATATTAAACTTAAATTATTGTTCACAGGACTAGCGTTTTACTGTCCTATTTTTTATAGCAGAACATACTTTAGCAGCAGTTTCTTTATTTCCATATTCCTTTACCATATCCCTAATACATTGTTCCCACGGATATTTAGCCATAGCTTGTCTATTTACATAAGCAGCGTATTCTGCATATTTATATTTTTTCTTATATTTCTTTTTCTTTTTTCCAAACTCATCTTCAACATATTCTTTTCTAGTGCTATCTTCGTGTGTTTCACAAGCCATATATCTAGCTACACCATTTACTCTATGAATATGAAAACCTGTACACCCTTTAAACATTTCTGCATATATCTTAGCTTCTTCTTTAGTAGCAAATAAAGGCTCACCGTCTAAAGTTCCTACAACTGCTAATTCATTCTCTAATATTAAATCTCTAATCTTTCCTAATGTAACTTCATCAGGACAATCAGTACAATCTTCTGCTAGGTCTATAATATCTTTAGGTCTTGACGCTTCAATTAATTTATCTGTAAAATATCCCTCTATACTAAATCCTCTTACCTTACCCTCTTTTACACTATCCCAAATTTCATTATTGTTTACTTTCATTTTTACAAACCAAGTTCCTAGTGGTAGTTTATTAAATCCAAAAGAATTAGATTTATCATTTTTTTTATCTTCTTTAATCCACGATTCTACAACCGTTATACCCTCTACTGGTACTTTATGCTCATAAGTAGCATTATTGTTTCTTAAACTTGACATAAATAGCTCCTGAGCTTGTTTTATAGTATCTTCTGTAAAATATACAATATACTTTTCATCTTTTTCTTGGTCATATCTAGGAATCTCTTTATTAGGAATTAATACTGCACCTACTAAAGTTTTTTGTTCTTCGTCTAATTTAGCTAAAGTTAAGAATTGGTCTTTATTAAAGAATACCCAGTTTTCTTCTATTGCAGGAAATTCAACTAAGCTAATAGCTTCTACACCAAATCTTTCTGATTCTTCATCTATAATTAATTCTACTTTTTTTAGTTTTTCTTTGCTCATACTAATAAATATAATTTGTTTATAATTGTTTATAAGGTTGCTTGTATTTCTAAATCATTCTGTAATGCTTGTTTACTTGTAACATTACTTTCTACTACAAATGCTTGTACTGGTGGTAAATCCAAATCTACATTGTTATCTGTAGGCAATCTAGGAACATCACCACCACCTACACCTATACCTGCTTGTAAACTCTGTAAATTAGCACCACTATCTGAGCCACCAGGAACACTAGATAATATACCTTTAGCTTGAGCCATACCACCAAATACAATAGCTAGTAATTCTGCAATAATTAAAGGTGTTAAAACAGGATTACCACCACCCTGTGGGATAGCATTTCTTATAACACTAGAAACTGCAGCAGCAGTATCTATAGTTATACCTAACATAGCTGCATTTTTTTGAGCTTTAACATTATCTCCTGCTAATTTCCCCATAGAAGCAGCAAAACTAGAAGCTATTGCAAATGATTTTTCTATTCTTTGTGTTTCTAAAGCAATATCTTCGTCTGCTTTTGCTTTTTTTCTAGCAGTTTCTTCTTCATCAAATTTAATTCCAATAGCTTTTTTAGATTGTTCAAACCAAGTCATCAATCTTAATTGACTTTGAAAGTCACCCACTAGCATAGCCATTCTTTTATCAAATTGTACTTGTAAATCTGCTAATTCCCTTTCTTCTTCTGTACCTAAAAAGTAATCTAACTCATCTCTAGCCATTTGTCTAGCGTCCTCTATAAGTTGATTAAATGCTTTTTCACTATCTAGCATTTTTTGATTGTGTTTTTCTACTTCTTTTTCTACATCTTCATTATGTGTTTTTATTCTACCTTTTCTCCTAGAATTACTTTTATCTATTACTTTTAATTCATCTTCTTGAGCTTTTTTATTTAATGCTAATTTTTTTTCTATTTCTTGTTTTTCCCCCTCAAACATATGGTTAAAATGGTCTATTCCATTTTTTTCCATTATCATATCTGACTCTACATTTAATTGTAAAAGTTTATCTCTATATTTTTTTTCTTCGTCTAATAATGCTTTTAACTCTTTTGAGCTTCTTTGTTTTCTAAATTTTTTAGTAGTTCCAATTAGTTCTTCTAATTCATTTTTTTCTTTTTTAACTTCTTCTGCTCTAATTTTATGAGCATTTGCAATTTTTTGTGTAATACCCTCTACTGTTTGGTCTAAACCTAATGCAGTTTTCATTTCTTTGTTTAAATCTTCATAAGATTTTGCTTCTTCTTTTACTGCACTTGCTACTCCACCTGATGTTTTTGCTAATTCTTTATTTTCTCTATTTAATGAATTTATATTAACTAGCATTTCTGACCTTTGACCTGTAATTCTTTCATCAACTTCTGCTACTTTTGTTTTTGCTTGTATTACTCTTTCTTGTAAATCTATATTGTTTTCATCTGCTTTTAATTCGTTTTCTCTTGTTTTTAGAATTTTATTTGCCCTCCTTAATTCTTCTGTATGTTGCTCATCTAGTATCTTGCCTAATTTTTCATTAGCATTTTGTCTTTCTTCTAATGTCTTACTTTCATCATCTCTTATTTGCCTTTGTTCTTCTGCTCTTTTTTGAAATTGTAATTGTACTAATTGTTCCTCTGCTTCTAATAATCTAACTTCATTTCTTTGTCTTTGTAAACTAGCACTAGCACTATCACTTGCACCTGCTAAATTAAACATACCCATAGTTAAAGCGTCCACAACTTTTAAAGCTCCAACAAATACTTTTACTACAACATTTACTGCTTTTTGTATTAAATCAAAACCTCTAGCTACTAAATCTGTCATTATTTGGTTTCTTTTAAATGCTTCAAACACCATAGATAATAAACCTAATAATGCACCAAAACCTGCTGCTTTCCAAGCAATACCAATACCTTTAATACCTTTTGAGGCGTTTTTTGAGCTTTCACCTAAACCTTTCATAGCTTTAGATGTATTGCCTATTCCTGTTATTGCCTTTGCACTTTCAACTACTAGCTCTATTATCTTTTTTTCTTTAGCCATAATCTTTTAAATTGTTTTTTTATTTTATTTAAATCTTCTGTATATTCATCTATACCATAAATAAAGTCATACTCTTTATCTTCTATTTTTATATTAGTTACTATTTTTAAAATTGAACTTAAATAAAATCCATTTATATTTATTTCTTCTTTTAATTCCATTCTAACACATCATTGTTTTCAAATAATATTGTATCACCATTTTGATAAATAGCTAAGCTCTGATATAACTCTGTACCGTCTGAGCCTGGTAGCCTTTGTGCTATAAAATTAGCTTTAGCCACCCATTTAATAGTATAGTCGGCAGAACTTGATGTTACTGTTACTTTAAAATAACCTTTGTCTGTAAATTCTGTTAAATCTATTGTAGGCGTACTTGGAAAACCTGTACCCTCAGTTTTTCTAACAAAACTACCCCCTGCAGTACCGTCAAAGGCATATGCTAATTTTCTTTTTAATATTGTGTCATACTTACCATAAAAAGTTGCTCCTATATTACTAGCTCCTTTTACAATAGTTCCTATAATATCTATCTCTAAATGTGTCATACTATAAGGACTTAACTGTAAAACATTTGCTAAGTTTTGTGTTTTTAAATCTTCTGTTGTTGTTCCTACTGTAACACACTCTAATAAAACAGTTGAATATTGAGCAGTTACACTACCTTTTCTTATTTCTATTGAATTAGTTGTAGAGCCTATCATAGGTAACATTACAGGAAGATTAGCACTTATGCCCTGTATTAATCCTGTAACATCACTTACACCACCATTTACAACATCTGTATTTAAATTATGATAACAAGTACCAACACCTGTACTATCATTAGTAACCATAAAAGTCCAATCATCATTTATATCTTCACAACATTCATTAGTAATAGTAACCTCTGTAGTACCGTCTGCAGGGTTTACAAAAGTTATAGTACCGTCTGCATTAAAACTACCAGGCACTCCTGAACAATCATAATTTAATTTAGTTATAGCTTTTAATAAAGTAACTTTAGTAGATTTATTTCCACCTACTAAATATTGGTCTATTTTCAAAACTCTCCATAATGTATTTTTTATATATACAGGATTTTTAAAAGCATTAGCCTCAAATTCTACAATATCAGTAGGTGTTAGATTTAGATAACATTCCATTATCCTAGCTTCCTTATTGTATATTTCATTAAAGTATTGTGACCAATAATCATAGTAATACCCTTTCTCAGTTACATTAGTTCCAAAAGGATTATGACACCACCAGGGAACAGTAAATCTAGGACTTACCCAATCCCATAAAAGAGCTTTTGTAGTAGCAGTTATTCCTGTATTTAGGTTATCTAAATTGTATTGTGAACAGATTGGAAATTTATTACCTGTTGAGGCATGTGTTGTGCTACTATACCCTAGTATATGAAAACTATAAGCACCACTATTTGCTTCAGGTACAGGATTACCATTAGGTAAAGATAAATCTATAGGGTTTCCACTATAATAAAATAATCTAGGTTTACCGTCTGTAATACCCTCTCTTTCTATAGGCTCAAGTTCATTTACTTTATACATTTGACCTACACAAGCATTAACGCTACTATCACCACCCCAACTATAGTAACTATCTTGAGTTGGAATACCCTGTGCAATAAAAGGAACAAAAATACTAAAGTTGTTAGCCTCACCACTACTAAAGTCACCACCGTATTCTGTTTTAGCACCATAAACTTGTTCAAAGTTTCCTGTGTATTGTTCGTTTAAATGGTCTGTACCCTCTAAGTCAGTAAAGACAAATTTTTCTTTTTGTAGCTCATTTGTTGATTTTACTACTTGCTCTTTAGATAGGTCTAATTTGTCTGTCCAGTATTGTGTGGTACCACTACTTATATAATCCTGATAAGGCTCTATAATAAGGTTATTAGCGTTGTCAGGGTCATTTAAAACCACTAGATTAAATCTATTTACTAAATCTTTTACAAAATCTGATTGGTTAATATCAGGCATATTTTCGGCCATTACCACCTGCATACCATAGCTACCATTAGTATAACCTGATAATCCATTATTAATACTTCTTATAGTTCCACTATTTACTGTTATACTTGCATAGTCGCTAGAGTCTGTAGGTATTTCAGTTGCTCCAAAAAATTGAAATCTTAATCTCAAATTTACTGCACCACCCTCTGCTAAATCATTTAAAGAAAATTGACCATTAAAATCTGTAGTTAAACCTGAGCCTCCTATTAAAAAAGTATTTTCTAAACATATTTCCCAGTTTTCATCAGGGTCACCAAATGGAATATTCTGTTTTTCTAAATATACTTTTATAAAAGTTATATCTGCAAAATCAGTATCACTTGCATTATAATACTGTGCAGGAAAAGTTATGTTAAATTCTGCTTCTACTCCAAAGTTATTTCCATAACCCTCAGGCAAACCTATTTCATTAGCCAAAGCAGTATAAGGCATAAAAATAGTATTCATATCTACTGTGTTTCCTAATACTGTTTGGGTGTTATCATCAAATAAATTGAAAGCGTCAAAATTAGGGTCTGACTCATTTGTAAAACCTAACTCTCTTATACTTTGATTTGTCCAGTTGTCCTCATCAGGTGATACATTTTGAGTTACTGCACCTGACATAGCAACTTGAAAGCCAAAGCCATTAAAAAAGGTTTTAGTTTTGTGTTGGTCATTTGCTAAAGTCATAAATAATTGACTAAAATAACCTGTGTCAGTTAAAGCTCCACTTTGTGCAATACCCATAAATGTACTTGTAATCGTGTATCCTGCTTTCTCTGCAATTATTCTCATTAACCTTTGTATCTTTAAAGCAGGTTTTAAATTAGTAGCTCTAACCATTCCTAATTCATTTTGTGCTTCTATAGTTCCTGCACCACTACCATAAGGATTACTAAACATACCCATTGTATAAGGTCTTTTAGTTAAAGCATAATCTATAACTGGATAGATAACATCTTTACTACTACTAGCACTTGTAACAGGGTCAGTACCTATTGTAGCTATTCCTGTACCCTCTGTCCAACTATTAACAACATTAGCAGAAGTTAAATAGTGGTCTAATTGTTCATCACTTGTTATAACACCATTATTATCATTTTCAAATGCTTGTCTTAATTTTTTGTCTTTTATGTCTGTAAAGAAATTAGCACTATTACCAAACACTACTATTTCATATTGTCTAGCATTTAAGTATATAGCTTTTAACTGTATAAAACCCTGCATTTGTTCTATAGTATCTACAAATACAGTAGCATTAAATTTGGTGTCTGTATCAAATATTAAAGCGTCTAAATTAACATTAAACCAATTCTGAAAAAACTCATTGTTTCTATCACTAAAGGGTACTTTAATAGTTTGACTAAAACTACCTTTTCTTTGTGTCGGCTCTTTTATATCTAACCAATTATAATTTACTACAATGTTAGGAGCTTCTTGTAAATCTATCTCAAATTGTGTAGTATCATTATCAGTTGTTAATACTTTTCTATATGCTACTAATCTTACATTCATTAGCTATTAGTTCTTACTTTGTTAGCGTATTCTAAATTAATTGTGTATTGTATTTGCACTTTATCATTTACACTTGTCTTTGTTGTATATGCTTTATCAGTAATTACAACAGGATATATAATAGTATAATCATCATCTAGTATTTGAACATTATCTGAAGTAAATAACTCTTCTAACCATACTGCTTCATCTTCATTTAATAAATCAGAATTTATTTGTATTTTTCTTGTTGCAGTTTTAAATAGTGTTTTTTTTCCTCTATCCCAGTTATTATAATTAAATGTATTCTCTGTAGCAGTATCCCAGTTTCCTGCTACGCTTTCCATATCATTATTTTCTATGCTTAATGTTTTTGTAGATTTACCTCTGAAGTTCATATAATCCCAAGCTCCTAATCTATTACGCCAAGCTAATCTAATATTATCATATCTTGTACAACTTTGATGTCTATCATCTATTCCTGTTCTACTTGCACCATATCTATAAAAATAATAGTACTTAGTAGTCCTAAAACTTGGATTTGATTTAGAAGCACCATAAATTCTATAATATGCCCAATTAGAAAAATTACTAGGTCTTGCATTAGCTCCTGAAACGGAAGCCTCTGAACTATCTAAAACATCATCAGTTTGAGTTTCTATATTTTTAGTACCACAACCAAAATATAATATAGCTTGTTTTACATCAGTAGATTGAGTAGCATTAGCTCCACCATTAGCGTTTTCGTTTACAAAAAAATGAATATTAGAACTACCTGTTGTTCCTGCTATTACGGTATCTGTACTGTCAAAATATTCAATAGCTATATAATCTATTTTATCACCCTGTGTTATTAAACTAGCACCACCTCCCTGCTTGAAGCATATTGTTAATTGGTCTAAATTATCTGCACTTGTGCTACTACCTCTTACAAATTGAACAGTAGGTGCATTAGTTAAAAAGCTATGATTATCTTCATCACTTACACTATTCATAAAATAAGTTAATGGAAAGTTGTTAAATGAAGAATCTGCAACATTTATAATATCTAACCCCCCTACATTACTTGCAGTTTTAGTAAAAGGTGTTGTTGCAGGTATATAATAGCTTGTTGCAGCAGCTTGTTGTGAAGATAATACAGGTGCAGTAGTTGCAGAAGTAGCTACCTCATAAAATGCTTTCACCTCTACCTTAGTACATTGTCCGTCATTTTGACTAAAAGGTTTTGCAGTTTCTTGTATTCCTACACTATGTATGCTATAACTTTCATTATTAAGATTTGTTAGTTGTGTAGATACATAAGTTTTAAGTATGTGGCTAATATCAAACACACCTACATTTTGTTGATTCTTATGTATTTTAATAACTGCTTTTTCTGTTCCATTTACTTCTACCTTTAATACATATCTAAATTTAAATCCGTTGTATATTGTTGAGCTAGATTCTTTTAGTATGTAAATCATAGGGGTATTTACTGCACTTAATAAATTTGGTTTTTGTGTTATTGTTGTCGCCATTATATTACTTGTTTTATTACTACCATTCTTTCAGGTATATCTTTTATTAATTTGTCTATATCTTGTGCAAACCCTTTTAATAATTCATCAGGTAATTTTTTTAATTCTTGTTTTACTGGTCTGCTATAAAATTGTGTTCTTTCTAAACCTCTACGCTTTATATTGTAACCTGCTCCAAAAGCATGGCTAGTAGAAAGTCCATAACCTCTTTTTAAAGCCTGTACTAATTTTCCACCAGGATTAGCATAATTAAATTTATATGGACTACCCTGACCTCTAGCAACACCTGTACCACCTCTTATACCACCTTTTTTCATACCACCAAAACCTCTTACACCCTCATCTACAAAATCCCAATACTTCTCTGCTCCACCAAATCTAAATCCAATTTGCATAGAAGTTTTTTTAACATTTAAAACATAATGAAATCCATTAAATAAAGTTCCTTTGTTTCTTTTTTTTCTTTCGTTTAATATTTTTCTACCCCCTTTTATTACATTACTACCAAACTTAGTAAATTGCTTTTCTGCATTTTTTAAAGTTCCTTTTGTAAAAGTACCGTCAGGGTTTCTTAATATTAATTTTATAGCCATTATAAATTAGCGTTTTCATCACTTGGCTCTATAGGTGCGTCACAAAGTGAATTAGGGTTATTAACTTCTAGTGTTAGTGTAGCGTTCCAACCAGTAAGCATATTAGCAAATCTTACACTAAAAGGCTCCATATCTATAGGTGTTTCTAAAACTACTTCTCCAGGAACATAACTATATTTTTTACCACTATCTCCTCCTGTTCTTTGTAAAGATAGATTCTGCTTAAACTCTGATATAATATCTTGCATAATTTGTAACATTTCTGACCAAACTTCCTCTCTATTACTTAAATCTTCTTTTATTTTGTTCATTACAAAAACATTAAAATTGTAAGTTAACATACCTGTATCTGCAGTTGTTGTTCCTGGCTCTACATATAAAATAGGAAAATTAGACTCATCTAGCTTTTCAATATCAACCTCATCTAGTAATCCACTATGAAAAGAGTTAATCAAGAAATGATTAGTAGCTATTGTGCTAAAATCATCTATAAAATTTTTATATGTTATCATTTTTTAAATTTATTATAATTACTTTGTTGCATTCCTATTTTGTCCTGTTGATAGCTCATATAAGTCAAAACTAAATATAATTCTAATTTAGTAATAGATTCTATGTTTAATATATTATCATTAGCTAAACCAAACACTATATTGTACCACCCCCACTTTTCACTAATTGCCGAAGATTCTGCACTTTCTTCTCCTGTTCCCTCACCAAATAATTGCTTAAAGTGAGAGGTAGTTTTTTGCCTAAACGAAAAAAAAAACTTAGTGCAGAAATAGAAACTAAGATTGGAAATTCTTTAAACATATCTTCTTTATATTCGTCAGGATTATAGTTTTCTATACTATATCTTGTTCCCTTTTCTTTTACAATAGGTCTATATAATATGCTCATAATTTTGTGCAAATTCTTATGACTATCTTTACAGTTACTTTCTATATCTACAAATTCACCTAAACTAATAGAGCTTAGATTAGGTATTAAACCATACTTGACACCATTAAACTCTACTTTTTTAACTAGCTTTTTAGCGTCAGGTTTTTTATTTAACCATTTTGTAAGAGTAGTGCTTATGTCTTGTAGGTCTTTATATTTAAACCTAGCTAACTTTTCTTTATCAACATTACAAAGAACACAAACTACACTAGCTACAAATTCATCTTCTGGTAGTTTTTTTTCTTGAAGTTCTATAAAATCTTGATACATACCTATTGATATATCTTCCCAATCTGTAGGTATTAATAATTCTATTTTTTCCCCCATTTTATATAAATATATTTTTGTTGTTTTTGTTCATAAAATATAATACTTACCACTATAATTAGTAGTTAGCTTATTTAAAGCAGTATATCTAATAGCGTCTATAAGGTGGTCTAATTGATTTGTAGCAGGTTTGTTTATTACTTTCCCATTCTTATCTACTAGCCATTTATAATACTTAAATTCATTTATTGCGTTTGTGCTATTCTTTGTTATATGTATTTTAAATCTTCTTAATACATCAATACCCATATTTATAGAATCTGCTCCTTTCTTTGCAGGTTTTACATTAAATCCTAATCTATGTATTTCTTCTATACTCTTTGGCTCTGCACTATCTGCTATAATCTCTGTTTGTCTTGTTATACCTAATTCCCTTAACTTGTTTGCTATATCCTGATTAGTTAAACCTTTAGCGTATAACAATTCATTAATATATAAATCATCATTTAACTTATATACTTCTGCTATTGCAGTAGGGTCATTAGAATAACCAAAGTCCATACCTAAAGCTATTAGTGTTGATTCTGTTGGTATATTGTTACATATCTCAAATTGTCTGAATATAGTTTCAGTAGGTTGAGCCATATCCCCTAAACCATAAATTGTCCAATAGTTACTGTCTAGCTTTTTTAATCTTTCTATTTCTTTTATAGTTTCTTCTGGTAAAAAAGGATTGTCTAAATAAGTTGATTTAATAAAAGTACAATCATCTCTATTTAATACATTATCATATATCCAACTATAAGGGTCTGAGGGGTTAAAATCTAAATAGATTCTTTCTGTTGTTCTTAATGTTAATTGTACCCAATCCTCAAAACTAAACTCATTAGCTTCATTTAACCAAACATAGTTTCTTTTTCTACCTCTCACTTTTGCTGGTTGGTCAACTGAAATAAACTCTATTGTATTGTTATTTAGCTTATAAGTTAGTTCTGACTTATTGTGGTTATCTTC